TTCTGACGGTGGTTCTTCATGGACTAATTTTAATAGTAATTATACCGCTACAATTAATTCAAGTAATGGTGTGATTTGTGGTTTTGGTGAAGCATCCGCTGTTGAAGTACATCCATTAAAACTTATTAGTGTATCGGAAGGATAATGAATTACACAATTGAATTGACAAAAACAGAAGACATTGCACTATCATATGCCTCCGCATCACCTCAATTAGATGAAAATGGTCAACTTACAAATGTAACAGGCCAACGAAACCAGAATAAATAAATATGTTCACTTCCGAAAATATTTTAACCGAATTAAATGAAATAAAACAAAATATAATATATTACTCGGAAGAATTAAATGATGCACTAATTGCTCCTTCTCATCATTATGATGCAGTAAAAATTTCAAAATTGAGAAATATTTTAAAAGACTTACGTGAACAAGAAGATGAATATGAAAAAAGATCATGATTTACCAAATGATTCTTACATTGCATTAATTGAAATTACAGAAAATGTAGAGGCAGAAATTAACAAAATTGAAAAAGCAATTCTGGATATTAAAAAAAGTCCTAGGCCTAATGTAGATTTAATGACAATGCCCGAAAGAATGAAATGCTACAAAGATGGATTGAATTATACACGTAAAGTTATAAAAAAATATTTACAATTGGAAGGTTTACAAAGAAATGAGTGAAGTCGAAAGGGATTTTGATTGTATACAATGTGGGGAAACTTATATAATAACATGGACCAGTAAACATGATCCATCACATTGTCCTTTTTGTGGTGCATTTATAGAAACACCAGAAGATGACGAAGATAATTGGGATTGATTATTCATTAACTAGTCCTGCCTTAACAATTATAAATAATGATACGATAAATTTTTTTTGTTTGACAAAATCAGAAAAAAAAATTTTAGAGTGGTCAAATATTTCAAACATAAATGTACAGTTATATAAACCTTGGGACGGCGATTTGCAAAGATATCACAATTTAGCAAATTGGGTGATAAATTGTTGTATTACGGCAATAAGTCCAGAAAGACCGAAAGCATATATAGAAGACTACGCATATGCCGCCACTGGTAGAGTGTTTAATATAGCAGAAAATATGGCGATATTAAAAGATACTTTAAATAAATGGGGAATCAAGTATGAAATGATTGCTCCTACAATAATAAAAAAATTTGCAACAGAAAAAGGTAATGCTAATAAAGAAAAAATGTATGAAGCATTTGCTGATGAAACTAATAGAAATTTGATGAAAGAATTTAGTATTAATAAATTAAACAATCCGATAACTGATATAGTAGACAGTTATTTTATAGCAAAATACGGACAAACACATGGCAACAATACCTGAAGAATACGAAGATTTTGATTTTGGTTTTTCTGCGGTAGATGATGAAGAATACAAAGCAAAAACGACTGAGGTCGAAAAGAAAATTGTAGAAGTTGAAGCAAAATCAGAATCTCTCTCAAATCTAGAAAAAAAGATAGATTCCGCTATCAATGAAATCAATTACAAAAAAGAATATCTTGAAGAAAAATATAACGAAGATATGAAAAAGGTGGAAAAACTCATTCTGCCATTATTGTATAATTTGATGAAAAATCCAGACAAAGATTATATCTATTGGCCGAAGCGAGATGAGATCATTACAAAGCAAATAGAAAAGATCAAAGACATTACAAGAGATATGGAGTAACATGAGTACCTTGAAGATGGGAACCGCAACTCTTGCGACTGAAAATGCTGGATCGATTGATATCAATAGTGGTGTAAATATCAATAGTGGTGTAAATATCAATAGTGGTGTAAATTTTCCTGCTGGTCATATTCTTCATACCCAATATGACTCTTACAGTACACAAACCACTATAGGCGATACAAATACATATATCTTAACTTGTACTTTCAATACTAAAGGTACTAATTCAAGAATTTTAGTATTGACTAATTTACTCTATGGTGCAAGTGGTGATGCTTTAGGGTTTAATGGTGGCATAACAATGACTACTGGTTCTAGTGCAAGCACTGATTACGATGGTGATGCGATACAATTAGGTGCAACTACTGATGGAACAACTGGTAAGTTATTTCAAGACGATATTGGTAACGGAAGATTAAATGGTTATGGAATTCAAGTTTGGTATGCAAATGCGTCCAAAGTAACAAGTTATGCTAAAGATACACAAATTACAACAGGACTATGGCTAAATGGAGATACCACTATGTATATAAACCGATGTGAAACTAGGGGCAATATAAATGAAATGAATATATCCACTATGACTGTATTTGAGATAGCAACATGAAACATGATATATCACATGCATTAAGAAAACTTTATCCTGAAGGTGCTAAATTTGTTCAGGAAGGCTATGAATACTCTGGATTAAAGTGGGTTGATGAAAGACCTAAACCCACAGAAAAAGAAATAAACGATAAAATTGTAGAGTTAGATTCTGCTGAACCTTTAAAATTATTACAAGAAGAAAGAAACCGAAGATTAGCAGAAACAGATTGGAAAGATTTACCATCTTATCCAGGCACTGACCAAGAAGAATGGAGAACTTATCGTCAAGCCTTACGAGACCTACCATCAACCGCATCACCAAAATTAGATGAACAGGGTAATCTTACAAACGTAAGTTGGCCAACGAAACCGGAGTGACATGGCAGACTTTCAACTTTCAGGAAATACAGTATTATCAGAGATATCGATATAAAAGGATTACCATGAATAAATTATGGTACAGTTGGGAAGAAATTTATAAATAATTATGTTGATGATACTGTAGAGTAGCATTTAAGACGGCGGTTCGATTCCGCCCACCTCCACCAGGAGTCACATGGACGATACGAGCAATATTGTTATGTGGGTTCTTCTGTTGAGTGTTGTTATTGGAGGATATTATTTGCTGGATGCAATTTTATTGTGACCCATGTTGGGGGTGTTAGGCATTCGATTGGATGTGATGATGCAGAGGAGACCATCTTGACAGATGTAAAATGTCGTTTAAATTAATCGCAAACAATGACGATTATACTTCAGCACAAGTGGCACTAGCCGCCTGATGGCTGATGGGCTTAAAAGGTTGTGCCTGGAAACAGAAACAACCTTGATACACATAAACACACACAAGGAAAAAATGAAAACTTTAAATACAATTCTATACGGTGCATTTTCTACATTGATAATTTTTTACGTATCATACATTGGTATGATGCCTTATTTTTCATGAGGAGGAGAAATGTCTAATCCATTTGAATTAAGATTTAAATTATTAGAAATGGCTCAGGGTTATCTCAATGATAATTATGCTAGATCAGAAGCAATGATGAATCAAGCATGGGAATTAGCGAAAGAGACCGGAGATGCAAATATGAAGTTATGGAAAGAACTTCAGCCTGAATCATATTCTATAGATGACATAAAGAAAAAAGCATCGGAGTTATATGAATTTGTGGAAAAGAAATAAATGGCATATTCAGATAAGGTAGTAGATCACTATGAAAATCCCAGAAATGTGGGTAGTTTTAATTCCACTGACGATAACATTGGCACTGGTCTTGTGGGAGCGCCTGAGTGCGGTGATGTGATGAAATTGCAGATACAGGTCGAGAATGATCGAATTGTAGATGCTAAATTTAAGACCTTTGGTTGCGGTTCTGCAATTGCCGCCTCGTCACTCGCCACGGAGTGGGTCAAAGATAAACCTATTGATGAGGCAATGTCACTCAGCAACGTAGAGATTGTTGAAGAATTGTCTCTACCTCCTGTAAAAATACATTGTAGTGTATTAGCAGAGGATGCAATAAAAGCGGCAATTGCAGATTATAAACAGAAACAAATTGATTGAATTAACCGAAAAAAGTGCTAATAAAATTAGAGAAGTTCTCAAAGAACAAGGTGTAGTCGATGATGTCATGCTCAGAGTTGGTATAAAGGCAGGAGGTTGTTCTGGCTTCACCTATGTTCTTGATTTAGATTCCAAACCACATAAATTTGATAAATTATTCGAATCACATGGTGTTAATATATTATGTGATAAAAAAAGTTTTTTATATTTAAAAGATATGGTCATTGATTGGAGTGATAATCTTATGAATAGAGGATTTGTTTTTAATAATCCAAAAGCAAAGTCTAGTTGTGGATGTAAAACTTCATTTTTACCTGACAGGAATGAAGAGAAAGAATTTAAGCCAAGTTGGATGTAATGTACGAGATACAAGTTACTGATAAAGCACTATCAATTTTTAAACAAGCAGATGAAAAATTTATTAGAGTAGGTGCAGATCCAGGTGGATGTTCTGGGTGGAAATGGACACTTGAATCTACAGATGAAATTAAATTATCAGATGTAACTTTTAAAAATGGAAAAATAATAGTCGATAAAACAATATTAAACGAAGTTTTAGGATCAATCACAATTGATTATAAAGACGATAATTTAGTTGAGCAAGGATTTGTTTTTATATCTAATAATGGTCAATGTGGTTGTGGTGAGTCTTTTACGCCAATTAAAAAAATAAATAGTTAAAACACAATCTTAATCGAAAGGAGTATTAAAATTTTTTTTTCAACCTTTTCAATGGAAATTCATGGCTAAAAGACAAAAAAATCTTCATATAAACAATTATGTTCATGATTACAATGATCCTCATCTCAAAATAATCAAAAGTAAAAACTTAGACAAACTATCAAAGTTGCATAATTTCAAGTTAAAAGAAATTTTCGCTAAAACACAAAATCAATCTAAAACTTTTGATGCATTCTATAAAGATAAAAATCTATTATTACATGGTTCAGCGGGAACAGGTAAAACTTTTATATCTATGTTTTTAGGATTAGATTCAATTCTAAATAATACAAATTTTTATAATTTATCAATAGTAAGAAGTGCAGTTCCGACAAGAGAAGTTGGGCATTTACCTGGAGATCTCGATAAAAAAATAGAGATTTATGAATTACCTTATAAGCAAATTGTAAATGATTTGTTAAATAGAGGAGATGCATATGAAATCATGAAAAAGAAAAGAAAAATTAATTTTATTTCTACCTCTTTTGTAAGAGGTTTAACATTTGAAAATTCTATTGTATTAGTTGACGAAATACAAAATTTATCTTTTCATGAATTAGACTCTGTTATGACCAGAATAGGTGAAAATTGTAAAATCATTTTTTCAGGGGATTTTAAACAATCAGATTTAAAATCTTTTAACGAAAAACAGGGTTTGCACAATTTTATGGAGATTTTGAGTGGAATGAAAAACTTTGAAACTATAAATTTTAAGCAAGAAGATATTGTAAGATCTTCATTGGTTAAAGATTATATAATTTGTAAAGAAAACTTGAATATATTATAAACATAAATAATAGAGGGTGGGTATACCGCCCTCTAACAAGGAGAAAAAAATGTGTAGCAATCCAGATTGTAAATGTGAAAATTGTACATGTGATCCTTGTGAATGTAATAATGATAACCCTTGCGGCTGTGATTTGGAAGATCAAGTAGCCGCAATTTAAGGAATTCCAATGATTAAAGAAGAAATTAATGATAATGTTGAAACAGTTGAGGTAGATCCTCATACTGGAGAAAAGACTGAAGATAGAGATTTGACTTATGAGGATAAACAAACTTATTTGGTAAAGTTTGGATATGATCCTACTAATGTCAAGTATATGAATTCTGACATTTTAGATCAAGCATATGCAAGTGCATTAAGAATCCGACAAGCACAAGGAATTGACAATTGATAAAATTTGGAGATGAGATGAATGGGAGATTTTTTGCAACAAATTGAAACTAGAAAAAAATTAAATTTTGGTGCTAGATTTGTCATTACGCTTATCATTGCACTAACATTTCTATTTCTAATATGGCTCTTATTTTATGTTGAACTACCACAAGCATCCCGTGATTTAATTAATATCATGGTTGGTGCATATGTGGCAGTATTAGCAAAATCAACGGATTATTGGTTCAAAGAGAAAGATGATCCTGAACATAAAGAAACTGAAAAACACTTAGAAAACGGTAGCGAGGAACAAAATGGCTATTGAGAAGAGTTATTTCAGTACGTATGGGTGGGAAATTTCTGATGCATATTACAAAATAGGTGAAGATTTTTTTCAATTGGATAATGATCTATACGAAGCAGATATTTTTATTTATCGAAACGAACAAAAAAGAAATGATAATGAAAATGATTATTTGAGACATAATAAAATGAAATTTACAATCGATAGAAGTTCATTTGACGAAAATAAAACAGAATTGGAAAATTTTAAAACTCAGGGATATGAGCATTTGAAAACATTGACAAAAAGTTTTGTTAATGACTCAATAGATGTATAATTGACATTATGCATTTATTGTGATATTTTATATAAAATTAACATTTTTAGGATGGATATATATTATGACTAAAAGAATTAGTGTTTACAATAAAACGAATAACAATTTTAAAACTTTGCAAAAATTTAAGAATTTGGTGAATGATGAGGGTATCATACAAGATTATAAAAAGAAACAGTTTTATACAAAACCTTCAGTTGCTAAAATCTTGAAAAGAGAAAATGCAGAGAGACAACGTGCTAAAGATTTTTTAAGAGAGATAAAAAATCTCGAAAAAAATTCAGATGATATTTTTTAAGTAAGAAATTGTATGGAAAATCACGATTTTTTAAAACTAGTAAAAAAACTTCAAAGTATAAATTTAAATCTCAAAGAAAAATATGATCTTCCTAGATTTTTGAGTTTAAAAAATTTTATAACTGAAGATGAAGCATTTAAAATTTTTAAGAAAATTGCTAATACTAGAAAAGAACATTCTGATCTTCCAGAACATTTTATCGAAAAAAAAATAGATAGTAATTTTAAATTATTAAAAGAAAATCTTCCAGAAAATCTTCCCACATATTCTAATACTAAAGAATCTTTATTCGAAACTAAAAAGGAGTCTTCAGTTGTAAAACAACAAGAAGATATAAATGAAGAAACAGAAAAATTTGTAAATGAAGTTAATGAAAAAATAGAAAAACTTCATGAAATAGAAGATTCTACATCAAATTTAGAGACAAATTTTGAATCTCTAGAAAAAGAAATTAGAAGTTTAAAAACTAGAATTGGTCAAATAGCACTATCTTCAGGTGGAGGTGGAGGTGGTGGATCTTCAGATTCATCGGGTTCAGGTGATGCTGGAAGTTCAGGAACTTCTGGTTCATCAGGAGAAACAGTTGTCAATGCTTCATCTGGTTCAGCAGGTTCATCCGGATCATCTGGTGATTCTGGTTCATCTGGTAGTTCTGGATCGTCTGGTTCATCTGGTGAAACTGGTACTGCAGGATCATCAGGTAGTTCAGGTTCAGTAGGTTCTTCTGGTTCATCTGGTAGTTCTGGCTCTTCTGGATCATCTGGTTCAGTCGGAAGTTCTGGATCGGCTGGAAGTTCAGGTTCAGTAGGTTCTTCTGGTTCTTCTGGAAGTTCTGGCTCTGTTGGTTCTTCTGGTTCAGCAGGTTCTTCTGGTTCAGCAGGTTCAGCAGGTAGTTCAGGAAGTTCTGGTGAAACCATAGTAAATTCATCATCTGGTTCATCTGGTGATTCTGGTTCAGCAGGTAGTTCAGGTTCAGCAGGATCATCAGGATCGTCTGGTTCATCTGGTTCAGCAGGATCATCTGGATCAACAGGTAGTTCAGGATCAGCGGGATCTTCTGGTAGTTCTGGTTCATCTGGATCATCTGGTAGTTCTGGTGTATCTGGTTCAGCAGGAACATCAGGACAGGATGGTTCTTTTGGTGGAGCATCTTTTCAGTTTAATTATCTCACAAATACAACTGACTCTGACCCTGGATCTGGAAATTTTGGATTTAGAAGTTTAGGAACATATAATGGATTTCCTACTGCTAACATATTAAAAATAGATGAAACTGATTTAGATGGTAATGATATTTCAAACTTTTTGGAAACTATAGATGATTCTACTAATCAAATTAAAGGTCATATTAGATTTTCTAAAAAGTTTGATTCTACTCAATTCGCTTTATTTACAATCACAGGATTAACAGATAGAACCACATGGTATGATGTAAATGTAACCTTTGTCACTGGTCACGATGGAAGTAGCACGACATTTACTAGTGGTGATGATTTCATAGCAACTTTTGCACGAACTGGTGATGCAGGAACTTCAGGTTTATCGGGTTCTGCAGGAACATCTGGGTCATCTGGATCTTCTGGTTCTTCTGGTTCTTCTGGTTCTTCTGGTTCATCCGGATCTTCAGGTTCAGTAGGTAGTTCAGGATCAGCGGGATCTTCGGGATCGTCTGGAGAAACAGTAATTAACGGTTCATCAGGATCAGCAGGAAGTTCTGGATCAGTTGGAAGTTCTGGGTCATCTGGTTCTTCTGGTTCTTCTGGTTCTTCTGGTTCAACAGGATCTTCAGGAAGTTCTGGTTCATCTGGATCTGTAGGTTCTTCTGGTTCAGCAGGTAGTTCAGGATCTTCAGGAAGTTCTGGTTCAGTTGGCTCTTCGGGTTCATCTGGATCTTCTGGTTCATCTGGATCTGTAGGTTCTTCTGGTTCAGCAGGTAGTTCGGGATCTTCAGGAAGTTCTGGCTCAGTTGGATCATCTGGATCTTCGGGATCATCTGGATCTTCGGGATCATCTGGATCTGTTGGATCTTCTGGTTCAGCAGGATCTTCAGGAAGTTCTGGAACTTCAGGTTCTTCTGGTTCATCAGGATCAGCAGGAAGTTCTGGATCTGTCGGAACATCGGGTTCATCCGGTTCAGCAGGATCTTCGGGGTCCTCAGGCAGTTCTGGATCTGTTGGAACATCAGGATCAGCAGGATCATCTGGTTCAGCAGGATCATCTGGTTCAGCAGGAAGTTCGGGAAGTTCAGGAGTAACAGTATTGAATGCATCAGCAGGTTCTTCTGGATCTGTAGGTTCTTCAGGATCATCTGGATCTTCCGGAAGTTCTGGTGAGAGCGTAATAAATGCATCATCAGGTAGTTCGGGATCATCTGGATCTGTAGGTTCTTCTGGATCATCAGGTAGTTCGGGTTCTTCTGGATCATCTGGATCTGTAGGTTCTTCTGGATCATCAGGTAGTTCGGGTTCTTCTGGATCATCTGGATCTGTAGGTTCTTCTGGATCATCTGGATCTGTAGGTTCTTCGGGTTCAGCAGGATCAGCAGGAAGTTCTGGAACATCTGGTGGAATTGCAGAAGTTGCAGAATCTGGATCTGCGGCAAATTATACACAATCAGGTACAAATACTCTAAAATTCGATGCTGATGCTGGATTCAATTTATCTTCTGACGGTACAACAACTACCATAGTTACTATGGAGGCCACTTCAGGTGGCGCTCCAAATACTGCTGAATATAGACAAGATGGTTCTATTTCAAGTAGAGCAGATGGAATTACTAATACAGTTTCTTTTGAAGTAGTAGCAAATACTGCAAATAAGTTAGGAATTTATGGTAACAGATTAACAATTTCTGGTGAGACTTCAAATGGTTCCGATGATGCATTTGTAATAGATACTATGGTAATGGTAGATGCCGCATCTGGATCTATAATATCCACAGATATTGGTTCAACTGAAAGGCTTGGAAACGACACCCTGGGAAGTGGTAAAGAACAAGTCACTATAGGAACTCCTACTCATGTAAATTCCACTGCATATAGTATTCCAATTAATTTTAAAAATACAAGTAATGGTTCAAAAGCATTACAATGGCACATAGTAAATAAAGTATATTCTAATGATACTGAATTAAAAGAAGCACAATCTTCTGTGTCTTAGGAAAATATAATGTCCAAATTAACAGGAATTGATACTTTTAGAATTAAAAAATTAGAGTTTAATCACAATTTTAATTCAACAACTTCATATTCCGGCAGTTGAATGTCTATTTTTTCGTCAAATACAACACTGACACCGATTATCAATCTTACCGATACTGATATAACAAAAGGACAAAAATTCCTGAAGATTGATGACTCTAAGTTGAGTGGTGGTCTGCCAAAAGATGACAAGTATGTTGCATCATTCGTATTCACGGGAAATACTGGAGCATACATCAAAGCATCATTTATAGGTAATCTGGACAGATCAGGGACACAAACCTTACCTGTAGTGAGTGAAAGTAATTATGAAGGAGCAACATATGAGGTATTGAACGATTCAGTAGAAGTGGAACATTTGTATAATTTGGATTCAGAAGAACTCCAAATGGTTTCTACAAGAACTGTAAGTGGTACACACACTACAATTGAATTAGAGTTGAGAAATCTGAACGACCAGACATTTTACTTCACTGCATATTTTGAGGGATATACTTATGATGTCCCATTAGAAAGTTTGACTACAAGTAGTAGTAACTTTTTATTCGGAGATAGAGGTGTCTTCGGGGGTGGTAATGATGGTGCCGAAGTAAACACCATAGACTACATTCCCATATCAACACCTGGCAATGCTACTGATTTCGGTGATTTGACTCAGGCTAGAGATTCTTTAGCTGCCACCTCAGATGGTAGTAGAGGTGTCTTCGGAGGTGGTTATTTAAGTGGTGCCTTGGGTGGCGCACTGTCCAACACCATAGACTACATTTCCATATCAACACCTGGCAATGCCACTGATTTTGGTGATTTAACTGTGAGTAG